TCTTGAGTGTAAGATAATCTGCTATTTCCTTTTTGGTCATTTCTTTGGCGGTGCTGATTATATCTTTAGATACTTCGCTTTTCTTTAGTCCGCCTTTTTTATAGGCATTGACAAGTCTAAAAAAGTTCTTTTGGGCTTCTGATACGGCGGGCATATATTTCCTTTATAGTTTGATTGTTTTCTTATACATACTACGAGAATAACTTTTATCATCACTCTCGTCGTCATAATGTTCTTCGCCCATATGGCGTTCTTGTTTGTTTAGTTCAGCGACTATTCTATTGGCCCAACTTCTGCCAGCGTCGCCTCCCCAACCATTCCACGCTTGCCAACCTTTGCCTTGTTCATTCCAAGTGCTTCCTTGTTTGTCAATCTCGTGGCGATCAAAATATGCTTTCATTCTACGCACAGTTTCTTCACTCAATGGTCTGCGGTTGGCAAGATCACGAGCACGAGCAAGACCAACACTTGTCATACCTTTTTGGCTGTCTGGTTTTTCTTCACGAACCTTTAATGCCATCTTGGCGTTGTTTGCTGTTTCTACTGTGGGTATATATGATGCCATATAAGATAAATATATAACTATTCACCTTTTGCTGTTCTAATACTATGACAACTATGACATAGGCTCATAAGATTATCTGGATTATCTCTCAGTTCTGGATGATCTGCCAACTTTTTGATATGATGTACATCAGTTGCTCCTGTATATAATCCTTGTTTAGCACAGTCTTCGCATAATGGATTGTGCAATAGATGATACTTTCGCACTTTACGCCAACTATTATCATATCCACGATCACCTGCATTTGGTCTATTTTCAGGTTGTTTATGTGTGTTTAGCCTGCTTATCTTGTTTGTTTTAGGATGATTTGGCATTTTTTAAGATTACTGGATATATATATCTAAAAGATACTATAAGATTTATGCCCGGTCCAATACATAACATACATTCCATAAATACCAGCGATAAAAGACCAAAGCCAGTAAGCGATGGTATTGTGCCAAAGGCACCAAGTTGGCTAAATAAGAATGCCAAGAAGATTTATAAAAATACATCAGACGAGATTGTAAAACTTGGTATTGCTGGAAGATGTGATCAAAATGTGCTTGCTATATTCTCATCTCAACTGGATAGACTACAAGTTATATCACAGAAGGATAATAAAGAGTTTGCGGATGAAAGATTACAGAATGATCTTACCGCAAGCGTATTGAGTTTAGCAAAAGAACTTGGCATTACACCATCAGCACGAGCAAAGTTGCGTATAGCCAAAGTTGAAGAAGTTGATGAGATCCAACAGTTTTTACAGAACGAAGAATAAAATATGAAGCAAATACCAGACAACAAAGATATAGAAATGTTTGATAATGGAGTATTGTATATCAAGGTTCACTTGGTTACAGTTCCGCTTGTGCATTTTCACACATATGAAGAAGTATATTCACTTGCTCAAATGCATAATGTTGTAAATGTCAATAAGTCTGATGGATTGATACAACTTATGTTTCCAAATAAAAATGACGCTGAAACATTTGCCAAAAAAGTAAATGAGCGTTGAGTATATAGTTGATAATAAGATACCAGACCGCATAGAGAAGTTCTTTAGCACATTCTTGCGGCACGGCAAAGGCACTCACGCAGGCACGCCGTTCAATCTGCTTGGTTGGCAGAAAGAGATCATAACAGCATTATATGGAACATACAAACAAGACGGTGGTAGAAGATATAGAAATGGTCTTATCCTTATTCCAAGAAAGAATGGCAAGACCACATTATGTGCTGGATTATGCTTATATGAACTATTGTTTGGAGAAACAAATGGAGAAATATACGCCGTCGCAAATAGCAGAGATCAGGCTCGCATTATTTTTAGTATTGCCAGTGATATGGTATGTACATCAAGGGTTTTATCTAAACAAATAAAGATATATAAAAATGCACTATATAACCCAAAGACTCGTAGCACATTTAAAGTATTATCCAGAGACGCTAACACTGCTCTTGGCCTCAATGCCAGTTTTGTTATATTTGATGAACTTCTTGCGGCACCAGATGATGCATTATACAACTCAATGGTTACAAGTATGGGTGCTCGTAAAGAGCCTTTGATGTTGAGTATATCAACAGCAGGCTTTAGCAAAGCAAGTTTTCTTTATCAACTGGTTGAGCACGGTGAAAGAATAAATGCTGGTATCATAAAAGATGATACATTTTATGCTAGGATATATGGACTAAAAGATGATGATGATTGGACTAAAGAAGAAACTTGGAAAAAATGTAATCCAAGTCTGGGTCATACTATTGGTATGGAGTTCTTTAGAACAGAGTTTAACAGAGCAAAAGAGTTTCCACGATTTGAGAATGCGTTCAAGACATTATATCTAAATGCGTGGATAGATCATCAAAAGAGTTGGATTGGTGATACGCAATGGGCAGAATGTGGGAAAGATATTGATATAACAGAGTTCAAAGGAGAAACTTGTTATGCTGGTCTTGACTTGAGCAGCACAACAGACTTGACCGCTTTAAGTTTATGTTTTTACAAAAATGATAAATATTATCTTTTTAGTTATCCATTTTGTCCATCCGATGGCATAAAAATGCGTAGCAGAAGAGATAAAGTACCATATGAACTATGGCAGCAGCAAGATCGTCTTATAAGCACACCGGGTAATGCCACAGATTATGAGTATGTATTAAATACACTAAATACATTATCAAAAGATTATAATATAGCAGCCATATGTATTGATAGATGGAATAGCAGTTATTTAAGTACTAAACTGATGGAAAGTGGATTTAATGTTATAGCATTTGGTCAAGGCTTTGCCAGTATGGCTAGTCCTGTGCGTGCTATGGAAAGACTTGTATTAAGTAAAGGCATTGTTCACGATAATCATCCTGTATTGCGTTGGTGTATGAGCAATGTTATACTAAAAGTAGATGCTGCTGGCAATGCCAAGGCCGACAAGGCCAAGAGTCGTGAACGCATAGACCTTGTTATATCCAGTCTTATGGCTTTAGAAGAGTGTAGTAAGAACAACTATACCTCTGGAATAGGCGAAGTATCGTGGATATAAAATGAATAAAAACGCTTATTTTTATTATTAGTCTTATAGTTATATAACAAATGGCATTTTTAGACTTCCTCAAAATCAACAAAAAAGTGGTTGAGCAATCAACCGAGACCAGAAGTGATACAATACCCGGTAATATTGTATCAAACTGGGACAGTGCATTTGGATATGGTAAGAATGTAGATAGGTTAAGTGTTGTATATGGTTGTGTAAACTTGCTGTCTTCTACTATTGCAAGTCTGCCAATACAACTAAACAGAAAAGTTGGCAAAGGGCACGAGCCAGCAGTTGATCATCCATACTATAATCTGATCACCAAAAGACCAAATGGATTTCAGACAAACTTTACATTTTATCAGTGGACAGTTACACAACTGTTGATGTTTGGAAATGCGTATATACAAAAGGTGCGTAGAAATGATGGCACTGTTGTTGAACTATTTCCAATGAACCCTATTTCTGTAGAAGTAGATGTGCGTGAAGATGGATTACCATACTATAGAATGAATATGGTAAGCACAGATGGCACCAACTATTACAAAGAATATAACAGCGACCAGATCATACATATCAAAGGATATACACGCAATGGTATATACGGATTGAGTGCAGTTGATACATTTAGAACATTATTTGACGGATACAGCGAACTGGAACAAGCAGGCACACAGATCGCAAAGAATGCTGCTAAACCAGCAGGTGTTGTATATTATCCGGGTAATATGAAAGAAGAAGAGTTGCAGAAACTAAAAGCAGGATGGAAATCTGGCTTTAGCGGAACAAACTCTGGCAAGACAGCATTCTTACCAACTACAATCAAACTTGAAACTGCTAACACAGGTATGACAGCACAAGATGCTGAATATATAGCAAACAAGCAGTTTAGTGCTCAACGCATAGCATCTGATATATTTAGAGTTCCATTACATATGTTGGGTCTCAAGAACACACCTACATATGCCAGCGTAGAAATGGAAGCCATAGAGTTTGTTACTTATACATTGAACCCAATCATTACCAACATAGAACAGCAAATACAAAAGCAGTTATTGGATGATGAAGATGAAACATATATAAACTTTAATGTAAATGGACTGTTGCGTGGAGATGTAAGAGCACGCATAGAATATTATAGATTTGCCCTTGAACACGGTGTTATGACCAGCAATCAGGTCAATCAGGAAGAAGACAGTGGCATCAGCATTCCAGCAGAAAAGGGTGGCGATGATTATGTAAGACCACTAAACTTTGGTGTTATAGGTGCTACAGCACAAGCAACTGGTTCTGTTTCTTCGCTATAATACTATTTATATGTATGAAAAATAATCTGGAATATAGAGCATATATGATGGAAGATGTCAAGGTTGACAAAGACAAACGCACCATCGTCGGCAGAGCAATCGTATATAACAGTATGAGCAATGAACTTCGCACATCAACCGGCGACAAGTTCAAGGAAGTTATAATGCCCGGTGCATTGCGTGAAAGTTTGGCTAACAATGATATATTAGCCTTTAAAGAGCATAACCCAGCATATCTGCTCGGTCGTAAGTCGGCTGGAACCCTATCATTAGAAGACAGGGCTGATGGACTTTATGTCAAAATAGATGTTCCAGAAACAAGTTATGGCAATGATACACTTGTATCTGCTGAAAGAGGAGACTTGCGTGGCTTTAGTTTTGGCTTCAATACACCAAAAAGCAGAAACTATATACGCAGCGGTGAAAAAATACGCGAAATAGAAAGCCTCAACTTGCGTGAAGTAAGTGTAGTGGCCAACCCAGCATATAATGAAACAACACTATCTGTTATGCGTAATGAAGACTTTATTGAAAATCTTGATAAAGAGAAGGGTGATGAAGTCAAACAACAGGAAGTACGCAAGGAAGAACCGAAGTTGGACAATAAAATTGTTGAAGCATCACCACAAACACCGGTTATAACAGTTGATAAAACCAAAGACTATGAACTGAAGTTCAAGTTCTTATCACTAAACAACAAATAAATCTTTTACGAGGCACAAAACCTCGTGCCAATAAGTAAAACTAAACTAAACAATAAAATAAGGAAAAAGTATGAGTAATCTACTAAAAACCCGCAACGAGGTATATTCCCAGATGAAAAACATTATGGATATTGCCTCTGATAAACGCTCTGAAGGAGACTACGCAAAGTATGACTCTTTGGAACTTGAATATAACAAACTGACCAAGCAGATTGAAGCAGAAGTTCGCTTTGATGCCATCAACAGCAAGATGGGCGAAGTTCTTGACAAGCGTGCCGTCAATAGCAAAACAAGTGCAGGTGATGATGAATATCGTTCAGCATTTATGACATATGTTCGCACTGGCAATATGGATGAACTCCGCCAGTTGAACAGTTTCAGCAGTGCAGAAGGTGGCGTCAATGTTCCAGTAATCCTGTTGAACACCATCCAACGCACTCTAGCACAGAACAGCGTAATGCGTCGTATCGGTGCTCGTGTCATTCAGACCACTAGCACAACCACATTGCCAATCGTTGGCTCTGGCGTTACCGCAGTATTCAAGGACCAGAACCCATCTGCTTCATACAGCGAAACAGATGTATCGTTCAGTTCTGCTACTCTTGGTGCTTATAAAGGCACTGCTCTTATCAAGGTCTCTGAAGAGTTGCTACAAGACGCTTCTACCGATTTAGAAAGCACACTCGCTGCTGAAATCGGTGTTGGCTTCGGTAACTTGGAAGAAAAAGCATTCGTCTCTGGTTCCGGCACTGCTGAACCACGCGGTATCCTACGCTACACCACTGCTGGTGGTAATGCTGCTCTGTCCCAGAACCTTGGCTCGTCAACTGGTTCCGCTCTTCTAGACAATATGTTTGCTGCATACTACAAGATGCCAGGCAATCGTCGTCAAGAAGCAGTCTGGATCGTTGGTGATGGTCTTGCTTCACAGATGCGTCAACTCAAGGCTTCTACCGCTGGTACATACCTGTGGGAAGTCTCTGTACAGGCTGGTCAGCCAGACTTGTTCTTGGGTCGTCCAGTATATACCACTTATGCCGCTCCTGCTACTTGGCAGGCCACAACTGGCGTAATGGGTGCATTGCTATATCCACAGCATTTCGTAATCGGTGATCGTGGTGGCTTCTCGCTACAACGCCTCAACGAACTGTATGCTGCTGAAGGCAATGTTGGCTGGAGAGCACACAAACGCTTTGACTCTGCTCTAACTGACGGCAACTCGCTCGTCAAGTTGGTTGCAAGCGTCGCCTAATATTTGTTAGGTTCTCTATAGAAAGACCCGCAGCAATGCGGGTCTTTTTTTATGTTTTTATTATAACATTATGACTCATTTATTCTTTTAGACCTATACTTATTGTATATGAGAACCAGAACAAATATATCAAACTACGGACCTACACTTACAGAAGCAAAGAACTATCTTCGTGTTCAGTTCACTGACGACGATGTTCTTATATCAAGTCTGATTACTGCCAGTTATGAGCAAGTAACAGCAGAATGCAACAGAGATTTTAGTCCTTGCACACATAGTATGTATGTCTTTAGCAGCAGTGGTGATATATTTTTAAGTACTCAAACTGTGAATAAAGTAAGTACTGGTTCGCTCAATGAGTATGCTGGAAGTTGGTATACATACATTCCAGAAGGACAATATTTTAGTGGAGATATTACATTTACCGTGGCCAACAGTGGCAGTATTCCAAACAATGTCAAAATCGCACAAATGATTTTGGTGAATAACTGGTATGAAAATAGATTGCCACAAGCAATAGGTGTATCCACTTCTCCTCTTAACTATACAGTAGATGCTTTATTGAGTCCATACAAACTTGTAAAGCCACAATAAAATATGAATCCGGGCTTACTTGATGAAAAAATAACGCTGGAGTATCCTACCAGCAGCAGTGTTGACCGTTATGGTCAAAGCATTATGACATATGCGTCGCAGTCATTGTTTGCAAATGTAAAAAAGAACAGTGGTGGTGAAACAACTATAAATGGGTATGTATATAACACTGCCACATATGTTTTTACATTGCGTGAAAACAATAACATAAATGAAAAAGCAAATATAACATATGCCAGCAACAAATATAACATAGTATATGTTGATGAACTGGTATATGATGGTTATGTAAGAGTAACTGGAGAAAGAAGAAACTAATGGCTGAAGTATCCATCAACATTAGAGGTTTAGAAGAACTACAAAAGAAACTTGATAAGATGAGTCAAGAGTTTGCGGCTAAAAGTATTGTAGCATCAGCATATAGTGCTAATAAAAAGATGGAAGATAGTATCAAAGAAGCCATACAAAATGATGGACTGGTTGATACAGGACTTTTACAATCAAGCATCACACGCAAAAAGATAATATATCCAAAGGATGGTGTGGTATTGATCATAACTGGTGTCAATAAAAGAGTTCGTGGTGTAGATCGTCAAGGCAGACCAAGAGTTCCGTGGAGATATGCCAATGTATTAGAAGCAAAATATAACTTTACAAGGGATGGAGCAGAAGCAGCAAGACAATCTGTAGTGGATAGTTTTGTATCTTCTTTACAGCGTAAGATAAAAAAATACGAGAAGAACAATCCCAATCCGAAATAACAACTACTTATAATAAAACACTCATATGGCCATCACAGAATATTATAACAACTTACGCCAACTCATCCACCTGAACTTGCAGGTGCCAGTATATAGTGAAAGCACATTTGAAAATCAAAATGTGTCATTACCTTGTATAGTATTTACTCGTGATGGAACTCTGGGTAGCCAGACAATGAGTGGCCCAAGTGTACTTACTGAAACAGTTACATTTGCTGCTAAAGCAAAGACCATAGAAAAAGCAGAAGAAATGCGTGACTTCATTATCTCAATCCTGAATGGATATGACAATGAAATACAGATGGTATTGAACAGTGAAACAGATGATTTTGATATAGATACAGCCATATATACACGCGGAATAAGTTTTGATGTAGTTTATGGTGCAGATATACCATATCGTAATGTTGTTATTGGTGAAGGTCAGTCTCCACAAATAGCAATATGGCAAGACAGATATATTCTTACTGGAAGCAATGTATTGCAAATCACTGGCAGCGATGTTACAATAACAGGTAATCTTATATTATTGTCTGGTAGTATCAATGTTCCAGTTACTGGCACATATGCTAATGCTGTAAGTAGTTCATATGCATCAAGTGCCACAAGTGCAAGTTATGCATTAAAAAGCAATACAGCAGAAAGTAGTGTTACTTCTTCTTATACAAGTGTTGCTGAAACTGCATTCAATGCGTTGTTTGTTCCATATACTGGAGTAACTGGTATAACCAACACAAGTTCATTTGCAGGCACATCCAGTTATGCTAATAAAGCATTAACCGCAAGTTATGCCCTCAACGCCAGCGAAACATCTTCTTATAGTTTATTTGCTCAAAATGCTGGCAATGCATCAACCAGCGATTATGCACTTGTTGCTCTGAATGTAATCAATGGTAGTATCAGTGCAAGTTATGCACAGACAGCATCTATAGCAACAACTGCAAGTTATGTTGTCAATGCAGCAACTGCTACTTCAGCAAGTTATGCCACCATTGCACTAAACAGCATCAATGGATCACTATCTTCTAGTTATTCGGCAACAGCAAGTTTTGCAGCAACAGCACAAACAGCAAATACTGCTACAACTGCAAGTTATAGCAATAACGCACAAACTGCGGTGTCTGCCAATACAGCAACAAATGCAACCAGTGCTTCATTTGCTCTTACTGCAAGTTATGTATCTGGATTGAGTGCTACAGCAAGTTATGCTCTGAATGCAAATACAGCCAGTTATGCTATAAATGCAAACAACGCTACAACTGCTGGCACAGCAAACTTTGCTACATATGCCATCAATACATTGAGTGGCTCTCTAACATCTTCTTATTCTCATTATGCTGAAGCGGCCAAGAGTGCTTCATATGCTACAACAGCACTAAATGTAATCAATGGCAGTGTTAGTGCTAGTTATGCACTGACTGCAAGTTATGCCCTGAATGCTGGCAGCGGTGGTGGCACAATAAGTAGTTCTTTCCAGTTGAGCAATGGTGGTGGAAATGCATTTAGTTCTGCCAATAATATAACAGTTGGACAACTGACTGCATCATATATCACAGCAGATGGCACAAACAGATTTGGTGATAGTCCTCTTGATGTTCATTCTTTTGAGGGTAAAGTAGAACTTACTGGATCAATGTTTGTCAGTGGTTCTCTAACTGTAAATGGACCAATAAATGGCACATCCAGTTATGCAATCACAGCATCATATGCCTTGAGTTATAGTGGAACGAGTGGAACCAGTGGAACAGCAGGAACCAGCGGAACCAGCGGAACAAGTGGAACAAGTGGAACAGGTGGTAGCAGTGGTTCAAGCGGAACATCTGGAACAACTGGATCAAGTGGAACAAGCGGAACAGGTGGTAGTTCTGGCACAAGTGGAACAAGCGGCAGCAGTGGTAGTTCTGGAACCAGTGGAAGTAGTGGAACTAGTGGTGCAAATGGCACGAGTGGAAGTAGCGGAACATCTGGAACTGCTGGTAGTTCTGGCACAAGTGGAACTGGTGGCACCAGCGGAACATCTGGAACCAGTGGAACAGGTGGTAGTAGTGGATCAAGTGGCACCAGTGGAATATCTGGTAGCAGTGGCACCAGCGGTGCAAATGGAACAAGCGGCAGCAGTGGAACCAGCGGAGCCAACGGAACCAGTGGAAGCAGCGGAACATCTGGAACATCTGGCACAACTCCAACATCAATGCCGTATGCAAACATAACTGGTATAACAAATACCAGCCAGTTTGCTGGCACAGCAAGTTATGCCATAACGGCATCATATGCTCTGAATGCTGCTGGTGGAACCGCAGCAAGTGCTTCTTATTTGAGTGGCTCAACCGCCATTGTATCACAACTTACAGCAACCAATGCTAATATCACAAC